ATGCCAAAATACTTATAAAAATCCTCTGTAACAGTACCATTGCCTTTGACCTCGTAATCTGCCAACTCGCCAGAATAAACCAGCACGTTCCAGTCCTGCCAGAGGGCAGCGACTGCAAACATACTGGCAAGTGTGCTCTTTCCCGTGCCGCATTTGCCAGTCAGGGCAATCAGCTGTCCCTCGTAAAATCCGCCAATGGTCTGGTCAAGCTTTGGCAGCATGGTTTTAAAGTGCGGCACATCGTTGAGAGCGATTCCCTGCACATTTGCCATGTCCTTGATGGTCGGTGGTTGGAATACCTCTGCTTGCTCAACCGCATGGTGTAACGCTTGCTCTCCATAAGCCTGCAGGATGTCGTTTGCGTCTTTTTCAAGCAGATAATCTCCCGGACGGACGGAACGCACCTTGCATTTTGGAAATAACTCCCGAATCTCTTTTACAAGCGTGATTCCGCCCCGCTCGTGGTCACCAAATACCACGATGGTGTCAAACTGCTCCACAAAGTCCCTGCAGTGCTCAACCCAGGTAAACCCTCTTGCTCCAGTCGGCACGCTGACAGCGTTGGGAATCCCTGCACTTGCAAGGGATAAGCTGTCAATCTGCCCCTCTGTAATCACCAGTGTTTTGTTTTTGGTCGGGTCGCAGTGATCCATCCCGAATAAAATTGGTCTGCATCCACTCTCGCACCACTCTTTGGACTTGTGTTTTGCCTTGTCGTAGTCAATCAGGCGATATTTGACAAACTCCAGTTTATTGTAGCGGTTGCCGCTCGTGTCTGTGACCGGACGGTAAAACGGGAAAATCAGCTGGTTGGGGTCGTCCTTGGTGGTTGTGATGCCGTAAGCCTGCGTAACCTCTTTTTTGATGCCCCGGCGGGATAAGTATTTTTCCGCAGGTGTGCTCGTAATCAACCGCACCTGTGGCAGGCTCTTAAATGCCCCTGTGTCGTCCGCTTGCAGTTGGAAGTCAAAGTCCCTTGCCAGCTCTACAAAATGCCCCTGACGACCGCAGGACGCCCGTGGGCAGCGATAAGCACCAGATTCCATGCTGATGCTGAATGACCATTGGTCATTCCGGCTGGAATGGCAATAAGGGCACTCTTTAAACTGTAATTCTTTGCCGTGTACTCTGGTTTCGATGCCTTGCCGCTCGGCAAAGGCAAGCAGGTCAGATTGTTGTAATTGATACCGCATCGTTCTCACTCCCTCTTATACTAAATCAAAATCGACCTCATCCCACGGCACAACATCGCCCACTTCTTGTTTAGCCGGTGGTGCTGCCCCGTTGGGGGCAGTGCCGTCCGGCGGCTTATTTGTTACTGGTACTGTAACAGTACCAGTAACAGTAGCAGTAGCAGTATCAGTAACAGTTATTTTTGTTATCGTTTGTTTTGACTTGTTATCACTTGTTATAACACCGATAACATTGTTATCATTTGTTATCTCTTGCTTTGGCTTTGTGCCCCATCTGCTTTTCATGCCTTTTTTACCAGCTTCTGAACGCTTTTTCTTGATTACTTCCCACTTCTCGTTGCAGCTATCAATCTGAGATGCAAAGACACTAAACAGCACCTGCACCACCAAGTCTTCAGATTCTAAACGCTCTCCGGCATCTGCATACCGGAGAATCGCCTTGAATAGGACACCACACTGTGCATCGGATAGCATGTCAATCTCTTTTTTGCGGTCGGTAAACAGAACAAATGATTTTTTGGTTGCCATCCGCTTATCACCTCATTAGAACGGAACCTCTCCCGTTGGTAGAATCTCCTCAAAGTCGCTCAAGTCGCCGATGTTCGGAGCGGCTGCTGGTTGCTGTTGCTGTGCCGCAGCGGCAAAGATGCCGCCGGATGCAAAGCCGTTATTTCCGGCCTGCTTGGGCTTTCTCGGCTCTGGAATCTCAAAATCACCCGTGCGAATCTTTGCAGGGTCGCAGAGAAATGCAGCCTCGGTAAAGTGATTGCCGTTATACTCTGCCTCACGGAACAGCACACCAACGGTGCAGCCTTTAAAGATATCTGGGTCATATCCTACCTCGATGTTTGGCTCTGGTTTGCCGTTTGCCCGTGCGATAGTGTTGATTTGCCCCTTGTAAATCGCAATATCATGCATGTACTTGTCATTATCACTCGTCATGACCGGAAGGAAGATTTTATAGATGCCCTTCCATTTTTGCCCGTACTGACTTCCAGCGTCGTCTAGATACCGCCGCTGGAAGTGTCCGGCATACTCGCCCTCAGATACGTCAATCTGCAGCTTGATGTATAAGCTGCCGCCGCTGGTCTTGTCCACCTTAACATTAAGGATTTTGCAGACATAACCGCCTGCCGGAAGCTTGCCAAACTTGCTGCCGAATGTAGACTCCTGCACACCATTTGCACCCTGAATACCTGCTAACATTGCCATAATAAATACCTCCATAATTTTTTATTTTATTTGATTATGATACATACAGCCGATTTACTCCAGCTGATAGTACTCTCGGATAGCCTTGTCCACGGCTTTTAGGTCGTTGTCAATCTCCTCCGGGAACAGCTCCATAGGAGATTTTGCCGTGCTGTTGCCGTTGCTTTGCGTTTGGAAATAGTGCCGCCCCGCTGCATCTGCCTGACACAGCAGAACGATGGAAAACAGCCCCTCGACCGTCAACTTTTCATCTAGCATTTTCCCAATGGTCTTTGCTTTCAGCCGCCGATTTCCGGCAGCGTCATATGAGGTTTCTGTGTGATGCAAAAAGTACACAATGCAGTTGTCTGGTGTTTTGAACTGAATGAATCGGATGAGATTGTAAAAATTCAATGCCATGTTTGTAAATTTTTCGTAGCCTTTTTCGCTTGCATGGTTAAAAAACTCAAACGCAAGCAAGTACTGACTGTCGTCAATCGCATACTTTGTTTTATTGTGCTGTGCCAGTGTCCGGATAATCAACGGATAATCTGCCGCATTTGCACACGGCAGCTTTTTGCGAAACGGGAGCGGCTTGCTGGCAACATTAAAAATACCGATCTCGCCCGGCTCAAAATTCCGGAGGCTGGTAGACTTGCCACTGCCAGATTCCCCAATGATTAAAACAGGAATACCCATAGTAGCCGTCACCCCTTTTCATCGGATTTGCAAGGATTGCGTCTGCACCAGCTGGCAGCCATCCAGCTGACCGCCGTCCTGCAAATATGCCTTGATTTTGGTCTTTTGCAGCTCTGGCAGCTTGTACCGCAACAGGTCGTCATGGTCAGATGCTTGCAACTGCTTTACAAGTGCTGCCTCGTCCGCAATCTGCAGTGACTGCGGATTGTTGCGGATGGAGATGCAAGCACGCACACCATCGACTTTTTTCAGTCGCATTTGCGTCATGCTATCCTGCAGATAGTCTTTCAGGCGTGCAGCCCGATGTTCACACGCTTTCCGGCGATCAGACAATTTTCGCTCTTCCGTTCGCATTGCATCTGCTCTTGCAAGTAAGTCCTTGATGTACAAGGCAACATTCTCAGCCTTGTCGTTAAACTCCGTTTCCAGAGCGTCCAGTGTGTCAAACCACGCCGTTTCTGCGTCCTCTGCGGACGCTCCTGCAGCTTCTGCCTGCTCCGTCAGGTCGTCCAGCTGGTCAAACAGTACGGCAAAATCGCCGGAAATCTCGTATAATTTACTCATTGACAAACACTCCTTTTTTGTGTTATATTATATTGTGGTTATGTTTTCAATCCCCTCGTCACTGGTTGCCGCCGGTGCGAGGGTCTTTTTTTGCCCGTTCTTGCATCAGCTCAACGGTTAAGATGTTAATCTTTTGCTTTAGCAATCCGCTTTCCTTATTTGCCAACCGTCGCAACGTCCGGCACGCTTTCGCCGTTTCGGTTAGTTCGTGTACCTCTGTTGTTTCCTTGATAGCGTTTTCCATTTTGCGTTTTTGGCGGCTTCTCTTGTTTGCTTGCTTCTTTTGTTCCGCTGCACATTCCGGGCAGTATTTGACGGCATTAAACCGTCCCGGCGTATCATAGCTGGTGTCAGCAATCTCAATACCGCAGAATAGACAATGCTTGACCATTTTTTCTCACCCCCTCCCCCAACGGGAGGAAAAGCCGGCTTTTCCGACTGCTTTTCCTACCGCTTTTCCTCACTGTTTCCGAAAAAGTCAGGTTTCTGGCGGTGGGGAAGTGCTGCTGCATCGCTCTGCACAAACGTCCAGTAGTCGATGTGCAAAGTCATTGACAATCTCCGGCGGAATGTCGGTCAGTGTGGTATGTACTCGTTTCCCACCGTTGTCAAAATGAGTAATCTCAATGGGCATACTCTCGCCCGTCTGGATAGCTACAACACTATCATTTATCAACTGATTGCACTGCTCGTACTGCCGGAGATTGCTTTCCATGCGGTCTGCTTCCTCTCGTGCTGCTTGGTAGTCAAATCCAGCTGGAACGGGTTTCAATGCTCTGCCGGAATCCGCCGCTTGCTTGTCCAGTAGGTGATTGTGCCGTTGCCATGCAACCCAGCAGATAACAGCAGCAATGCCACCTAAAATCATCGTTTGCATGATTGCTCCTCCTCTGGCTCAGAGTCGTCCACCTTGTCTACAATGCTTTTAAGAATGATGCCAGCTGCATAAAAGGCACTCTTTTTATCCTCTCGATTGAGCCCGCTTATGATTTTGACAAATGCACAAATGGTCATTGCAGCGGCATCAATTTCTTTAAAATCTCTCACCTCAATGCTGGCTGTATCACCCTTCGGGTTTGTCTTGATAACGATTTTTCCCATCTTTCTGATTTTCCTTTCTGTTTTTGTTTCGGCAGACCGGGCATGTATACCATCCGGAAAACTGCCAGGATACGTTCCAATCCAGCCCGCATTGCTCGCAGATGGCGTATTTGTACCCGTCTTTGATGTAAATACTGCCTTTTGCATATGCCCTTGTGTCTGTGCAAAGGGCACGCTTTTGGGTCGTGCCCATCTGCCGTTATCCCTCCTCTTTCTGGGTTGCTGCGATGTCCTGCGTCTGCTGTAGGCTCTTGAGTAAAACAAAAGCCAGATTTAAGACGGTTTCAAAGACCACCTTGTCGCTCGGACTGAGATTCCGGTATACCTGCGTAATCTGCTGCTGTTCCGTTGCTCTGTTTGCGTTGCTCATAAAATCACCTCCTTTCCGGCTTTCGCCATTGCAATTTACCCTTACGGGCTGGGATGCCGCTGATACGCTCAACGGCTCAGAAGCGTGTTGCAATCGCTATCTGCAACGGGAAGCATGATTTTCCAGTCATGAAAACGTGCAGCCACCAATGCACGGTTTTTAAGTCAGCCGACACCGTTGCTTTTACATCTACGGTCTACAGATTGCTGACAGGCTTGGGTCGGGATACGCTCCCGACGGGCGTTGTTAGTATAAGGCAAAGTTCGGAGGTAGTTACCAACGATGCTGCCACATCGTTATTTAAGCAACTCTTTGAGGCCTTCCATTCGTGTTTCTACATCGAGTGGTGATTTAAACATTTCTACACGTCTTTCTTTTCCAGAAAAATAGTAAAGAACACAGTCAAATTGGGCTGCAATACGCTGCACCTTTTCAAGGTTTAGCAATTCTCCGTCGTTCAGTTCAATCCACATTTTCGTTTCCTTTCTCCCCGTTACGCCGATAGGTCAGCGGATTTAACGCTCGCTCAACGCTCGTTTAACACTCAGGCGAGTGTTAAAAACAAGTGTTAAGTATTCATTCATGTCGGAATAACTGGTTTACAGAAACGTCCGAAAAGAATGTTTCTTGAATGCGGATTGCTTCATCCAACGAAAAACGCAGGTTTCCATTTAACTTTAATGTAAATGTGTTTGCCTGCAAGCATAAAAGTGAGTAAATATCCTTTTTTGAAATCTTCCGCAGTATGATTTCAGATTCCAACACCGGATAATAGGCCGTTCCATCTCTCTTCATGTCGTCACCACCTTTCAATGTTTTTATGTGTTGTATTGGCGAAATATACAAATCGTGGTACAATAAAAGATAAATAAGGGAGGTGATAAAAATGGAAACAATAAGCATCACATTCAAGGCGTCTGACATTGGAGAAGTTACACTTGAAAATATTTCATGCGTGGAATATGGAACTTCCGAAAACAACTTGAAAAAGGTAGAAGGTGCTGCTTTAGCCACACACAGGTTTGAAATGGGATATAATTTGTACCACATTATCGGCAAAGGGTTGAATGTGACTTTTTCAAGCAGCAAAATCTTCTACATCAAAGTGCAATGCACGCCTATTCCATTTTAAACTTCTTTAGGCTTAAGGGCATCGTCCACACTTTTCTCAAGCACCTCAGCTTTCAGGGAAACCTCTAAGCTGGGGTATCTTTTTTCAGCAAAGTTTAAGAACTTCATGAAGTCTTTCAGCTCTTCGCAGGTGATTGCGTTGCAAGTTGTGATTTCGATTTTCATATTCTCGCCACCTTTCTGCTTTAATTTCAGTCCAGCTTTCAGTTTTCTCCTGCGGTTTACTTCCCGCTTAAGTTTTCTGCTGTCCTCGACTGTGATTTTAGTATAACACATTCGTGATATTATGTCAAGCGTTTTTCTTATGTTCGTGATATATTTTTCTACTTTTGTAGGATTGCGCAAAAAAATAGATTCACATTTGTGTGAATTGTATACGCCGCTTTTATTGACAATCACACGAACGTATGATATAATAATGATGAAAAGAGGTGATAAAATTGGAAACAAAAGATGTTTTGAAAGCTTTAAGAAAATCGAACGGCTTTATAACTATGCAGGATTTTTGCAAAGCATCTGGTATTAGTTTTAGTACTTATCAAAACTATGAAGCTGGCAAAAGAATACCAACTGCGGATATGTTAATCAAACTCGCTGACTTTTACGGCGTGACCACAGACTACTTACTCGGCAGAGAACCAGCACCTGACCCGTTTGCAGACCTGAATCTCAACAAGGAATCAGAAAAGGATGTCATTGACAAGTACATGAGCCTGCCACCAAATATCCGTGCTTGCCTGATGGACGTCTTGCTCCAGCTTGCTGACGCAGCAAAGCAGCGGCAAAACGCACCGTCTGAAGAAGATACGCAGTGCAGCAAATTGTCCGTATCGACCGCCCTCGGAACAATCGAAGACGAGATTGAAAAGATGGCTATGGCAAAAGGCGGCGTATAACGCTTACAAAAATCTTGAAAAAATGAGTGTGTCCGGACAGCACTAAAAAAATCGCCGGAGCAAAAAACGGAGCCGTAAAAAAATCTTACGGCTCTTTTTTTGTTTGTAAAATTACACAAAACAACGAAGATTAAGTAAAGCAGCAAAAAAAGCCCCCCAGAGGTTTCGACCTCTGGGGGGCTTTTTTTAATATAGGTTGTATGCTGCAGGCTGGAAAGCATCGCGTTCGAGCATTTTTAAAAAATAAGCAAATCTGTTTTTTATAGGTTTGTTTTCCGCTGCAACATTAAGTGCAGCATATTTTTCACGGAGATAAAATTGCTTACCATACAACTCGTTTTTTGTTAGCTTGTCTTTTGGTATGTCGATACGGACAAGTACACGGGCGATTTGCTCCATCTCAGCTTTGTTAAACTCATAATTGCACCCCTCGGCAAGCGTAGCAAGCCTCTCTGAGCCATAAGTGATTGTCCAGTCAATTCCATCTCGGTCTTCATAAAGCGGCTCTATGGGGCTGTCAGTGGCGTTCTGGGGCGTTTTGAGTATAAATTGTATGCTGGATACTTTGCGACCACGCCGCAGGGCTACATAATCAAAATCAATGTCGGTTTTTTGGGATAACTCTTTTTGACATTTTTTAAGCACAAGGTCGTTAAACCGTTTATACTCACTGTATGTGTCCGCCGTGCAGCAGAGCATTTTTTTCAGGTCGTCAAGCGGTATCGTCCACGCACCACGGAAGCGGTTACTTTCCAGATACAAAAACAGTAAATAACTATACCTCGATGTCAAATTGACTACATTTTTTAAACGGTATCTTAAATAACCAATACTCTCAATATTAAAAATGTACTCCATAGCTTCTGGAGAACAAGCAAGGCGGACTGTCCATTGCCCGTCGTCGTCTTGTGTGCACTCGGCACACGAAAAAAGGGCTATTTTTGTGAATTTATTCGGCTTTTCTGGGTCTCTAATCGTAACAACTTTAAAAAGGTTATCAATTCGACGGGCTAAATCAGTGTTTGTTATTCGCACAACATCCAACAAATTTTCCAACTCGCCCTTATCAAATACCACCTCTCGCTTTTCCGGATTGTGACTATCAATTTTTGATAGATACGCATCCAGTATTTTAAATTCCGCTAAAGTCATTTTAGTTTCCGACAGGGACTGTAACGGGTTTGACTTTTGCACTAAGTAGTTGCAACTGCCGCAAGCTTGTGTTATAGTCGTTTTTTTTGACATGCTAATCACCTCATGCTTATTTTAACATAAAGACATATAGTTGTCAAGCAGTATATGACCTTTTGCGAAAAAGTCTATGCCCCTTCGTGAAAAAGTCTATGCCCTTTCGTGAAAAAGTCTATGACCTTTCATGAAAAAGTCTATGACCTTAAACATCAAACCGCCCCGAAAATCCGGACTTTTTCGCCCCCTGTAATCAAGTAAGTAATCAAGTTTATAATCAAGTTATTAATCATGATGATTGATTGATTGATGTGCACAAAAAAAACAAAAAATTACAATTTTGCATCCAATGACGCAACATGCTTTAAAATCTGCTGCAATGTGGATTCCTCGCTATCTGGTTCAGGTGTTGGTGTTGGCTCTGGTTCTAGTTCTGGTTCGTTCGGTTGCGTTGTTTTCGTGAAGCCGTTTAGTCCAGCAGCTTTAATAATTGCTGGGTAATCGGTATAACAGTAATCCATGTCACATTCACCAATAATACCGGGGATACTTTTTTGTCCAATAATGTCATACTCTGCGTTACCAGCTACGTTATACTGCCAAATACCGTATGGATTTTGATACGTGCATTTACTCGCATACTGGGCACACCAGACCGTATAACGGCTTTTAATGCTATTTGACAAGTAATTATCTAAGTAGTACGTGCTGCAATACAGACCGGCAAAATATCCAGCCTGTTCTAACGTGTTCAAAAATGCATCTACTATTGCAGAGCAAGCAGCTTTGCCTAATGCAAATTGTTTTTCGTTCTCCAAATCCATATAAACCGGATACTCAAACGATTTACCTTTAATGGTCTGCAAAAACACCTGTGCCTCACGTCTTGCCTCGTCTTCCGACATTGCGTAACTAAACCAGTACGCACCGCAGGGGATGCCCAGACGCTTACAAGCGGCATAGTTACGGTTAAATTGTGTATCAACTTGGTTTGCCTCTTTGCCGTAGCCTGCCCGTAAAATCGCAAAGTCAACCAGTCCGGATGCCTTTGCAGCGTCCCAGTCAACCTCGTTTTGACAGTATGACACATCAATCCCTTTTAAAACGCTTGTTGTTTCGGTGGTCTTTTTGATGCCAAAATACTTATAAAAATCCTCTGTAACAGTACCATTGCCTTTGACCTCGTCGCCTAACCAGCGGTATCCTGTCCGCACGTCCAAATGCGTGTACTGGTAAGATGTCGTGATGTTAGCAATACCGCCAAAGCCCAAATCCTGAGCTTTACAGCACACCGTCTTGCTGCTGATGGGCTGCCCGTCCTGCCCGTAACAGCAGACATCCGCAGCAGTGCCTTTGGTATGCTGACCGCTGCTTGTACCACCTACAGCCTTGTCGTGCTCTGGGCAACGATAACCGCTTGTTACAATGATTTTGCTACAGTTCAGAGCGGTATAGAGGGCTTCCAGCTTGTCAACCAGTTCGGATGCAATCAAAGTTTCATGGCTACTTCCGCACTGACACCGAAATTCCCTGACGTTGAAATGCGGGGAAAGCTGTGTATTATCGTTATAATCATAATGATTGACTGGCATGATATCATCCTTTCACAAAAAATATTTTTAGAAAAATTTGAAAAAACACTTGACAAGCACATTAAAATGTGCTATAATAATCTTACAGAAGGGGGGTGATTAAATTGAACGACAAAATAAAAGAGCTTATCAAGATTGTCGGAAATCTCAATAAGCTCATGTTAAAAGTAATTGAACTGGCGGGAACAATTACTTTACTGGTTTTGGCGGTTAAGAGCATTTTTGATGTGCTTTAAAAACCGCTGCGGTGGAGAAATCCACCGCCCCTTCGGGGGTTACCATTAGTATACCACAATTTTTTAAGGGGGTCAATACCATGTTAGAGCTTTTGAAAAATCTTTTCAAACTTTCCTTGCAATGTGCAATTTTTCTGGTTTTGATTGCAACTTTGATTTTCGGCACAATGGGTGCTTTGAAAATGATTTTCTGAGGTGACTGTATGAGAGTTCGTGAAATTCGTACAAAGGAGCATTTGAGTATTCCACAGCTTGTGGAACTTACTGGCATCTCGAGACGTACGTTGCAGGAAATCGAAAAAAGAGGGGATTGTCTGGTATCCAATGCAATAAAAATAGCGGATGCCCTGGGTGTCACGCTGGATGAACTTTGCAGAGATAACCCAGAACAGACTGAAATCGAATAACCCGATGCCGTCCAGCAGCTTTTCCGCTGCTGGGCGGTTTTCTTATTCAACTACAATTGTTCTGATTTCATCGAGATTGTAAAAACCAATCCAAGCTTCATTTTTTATCACAATAAAAAACTTTCCATCATAGGTGTAGTCATCCCATTCACTTTTCTTCCACTCAGCAAATTTTCCATCTTTCATTGTAACTGTGATTGTTTCATATTTATCTGGACAAGGAGGAATGCAATTTGGCATTGGTGGAGGCGTTTCAGAAATCAATTCCTTCAACCCTTTCCCTGACAAAATATCATCATATTTTATTAGCTTTCTTCTATTCATCGTTCAACCTCCGGCAGCCCTGCCACGGATGTCAAAACAGACAACACCCCAGCCAGCAGAGCCGCACTGCCCACGGCGATCCAGTTCACATCTTGCATCACAGCAGCTACGCCAATCGTTGCTACAGCGGTCTGTGCCATAGTTTTGACTGCTCTGACTGTCGCAGCCTTTGCCCAAAGTTTCCAGTTTCTCATGTTATGCTCCTTTCTCATCGGTCGGCAGTGCCATGAATTCTTCATGCAAATGCGTCATCACACCATTGCCGCCCAGTTCGTGATACTGCCGATACATATTCTCGTAGTTTTCCTTTGCGTAGAAGGGTGCAAATCCTGCATCAATGTACTTGTTATAGCAGTGCAACATCCGGTCACGGAGCAGGGCTTGCACACCGTATTCCAAAGCCTTTTGTCTGGCATCCTGCTTTTGCATGCGGTTTAAAATCGACTTTGTACCAATGCCCAGAATACCCGTTGCAGACAACACAGAAATCGCAATGGTGATAATCTCTCGAATCACACAGCTTCCTCCGTTTCTTTCACATCTTTCGTTTCTTTCGCTTCTTTCACATCATAATCACCGGAAAGTAGCACCAACATTTCCGGCGTTAGGTCACCAGATGCAAAAATCTGATACTGTCCATTTTCCAGCTGCACCGCTTGAATTTTTGCGTTGCCCCAGCCCGTTCTTTGGATGGCTTTTCCTGCTTTCAGCTGTTCCATTGCTTCAATAATGTTCATTGTGTTCCCCTTTATAAGATTGTAATCGACTGAATCAGCGGATGACTGTTGTTGCTCCGACCAACCCACACTAAGTAGTATGTGCCAGCCGTTACGCCCTCGCAGGGTGTCAGCGTTGTGATATAGTCCGCACTATAGAGCCACTGCAAGGGCAAATCTGTATAACTGCCCTCTGTCTGTGCCTTTGCGAGAATGTCCGCAGCTGTGCCGGTGTCGGATTGTACCAGCCGCAGAATGCCAACCTCGGTACTGCCAGCAAGGAAACGGATTGCAATTTGCGTGGATGCTGTCACGCTAATCGGCAGCGTGCAGCAGGTGTATACCTGCAAATCCCATCCAAAAACGGTTGTTCCATAGTTCAGAGCGTAGTTGTTTTTAGAGCTACAGAAATCCGCATGCAGGGAAGTAAAATCCGCCACGCTGTAAATCGTACCGTTGTAAAGCAAAGATACCTTGTCCCGATGGGCTGCATCATACAGCACGGTTGTGGTGGGAGATTCACCGCCGGAAATCGCAAGAACCTTCGGCACGAGTGTATTAAATTTTTCTGTGGCTGTTGCCGTCACGCCCTTTGTGGTCAGATTCGCTGCAAGCTGCTGCCGCAGTTGGTTTAGTTTTGTCAGCTGCTCTGTAATTGTCACCGCCATGTTACACCTCCACCATCACTGCAAGGGCTGTAGATAGATCGCCGACGCTATCCTCTAAAGTTTTGATACGGGTTGCAAGGCTGTTGTCCGCTGCCTCTCGCTCCGCAGTCACTTTGGAATAGGTGCTGTTTAAGTAAGCCTCAATACCATCCAAAAAATCTTTATTGTCATGCGTATGTGCAGACGCTTTGAGTGTATCCACATCCGGCGACAAATCCAGCACAAACAACCCGTCTGGCACAATATCCAGAGCGTTGTGAGATACCGTACTGATGGACGGCAATACCTGCCATGTTTGCTTGCCTGTTACTGTAACCAGCTTTGCGGTGCAGTATTTCGCTGATTCACCCTCTTCACCCCCCGGTGTGTAATCGCCCCAAAAGGCAGTCTCTCCGCTTGTTCCATTTTTGATGGTTGCTGTCGTTGTTCCGTTTTTATCGGTAATAGAGATAACAGCCCCGGCGTCTGTTTCTGTAACGGTTGCTGTTGGGGAGTAACCGTCTGCACCATCCTTGCCGTCAACCCCGTTTGTCCCGTCTTTGCCGTTTACGCCGTCCTTGCCGGGTGTTCCGGCGTCGCCTTTTTCTCCGGGGTCACCTTTTGCCCCGGTTGCTCCCGGCTCGCCGGCATCTCCCTTTTGTCCCTTTAAGGATGTCAGCCAGTCTGCTTCTGTTCCGGTAAATCCATTCTGCAAGGCGACTTCATAGGCAGATTTTCCGGCTGCTCCACGGCTGCCCGTGTCGCCCTTTTCACCGTTGTGCAGTTCTGCGGTCGTTGTACCGGTTGCGTCTGTCACGGAGATGGTTGCACCTGTTTCCGTTTCTGTCACGGTTACCGCTGGGGAGATGCCATCTTTCCCATCTTTCCCGTTTTGTAGTCCGGCAGCTTTTTTCTCCAGTTCTTGTAATAGCTGAGCGTATAAGTCAGGAGTTGGGGGAATGGGTGTCACACTGTCAGAAACAAATCCAGAAGGTTTGATATGGAGAGAAACCGGAATGGTCGTTGCACGGAGAGCTTTCGTGTCGGAAGGAGCATACCCGAACACACTCAGCTTAATTGTGCCGGCTTTGCATTCAGAGGGGAGCAGGCAGGATTTCCCATCCGTGCCTAAAATCAGATTGTAGGTTTCGCAACACTGCGTAATCTGTACGACTTTATGCAGCCCTTCCCACGCTCCGTCAAACACAAAGTGCAGCGGTACAAAGGCAATCTGATCCGCTGCAATGGCATCCCGTTCCAGCAGTTCTATTCGCTGTTTCTGCACGAAAAATTTCATCATGCGGTTTCCTCCTTCCATTCTTTGCTTTCGGTATCCCATACGAAAGCCCCATCAATGCAATTGATTCGCTGTAAATAGCCATTGTGGTAGTTGGCTTTTGCATCCGATGTCATCCAGTTAGTGGGCTTTGTGATGGCGTTCCACTGTTCTTTTGTGCCTTCATAAGTGATGACTTTTAGGCTCTCGCAGTACGTCAGCATGTTAGAACCGAATGTTTTGCAGTTTGTAGAAATCGTAAGAGATTCTAACGCTGTACACTGTACAAACATAAAAGAACCCAGCACACTACTTTCTGCACGAACGGTTTTCAATTTCGTGCATGTAGAAAGCAGATAATCTTCAATTACAGATACACGGGCGGGAATGACGAGTTCTGTAATATTCGTTTGCCGCAGAGCATTTCCGCCAAGTTTTTGTATGCCTGCCGGAAGAGTCAGTTCTGTTAGTCCCCCATAAGATTGGAATCCGCCGGAGCCTTGTGCAAAGATGCGGTATCCCAACTCGGTCAATGTTGAAGGAAGTGAAATCGTCTGCATATTCTGGCAGCGGTAAAAAAGGGCATTTCCCAACTTCGTAATGCCTTCTTGCACAATTACAGATTTGATTTCTGGCATATTGTAAAATACAGATTTTGGCGTGCTTTCATCGCTATAGTCGTAGGTTGCACCAGAGCCTTGCAGCAAAACATGACCGTCTGCATAGCGGATATAATAGACATCTTCACCGCACTGCCCAGCTGCAACTACATCAGAAGTAAAGGCTTTTAGCTTTTCTTCCAACGATGCAATCTTGCTATCCTGTGCATCTTCCCGTGCTTTTAATGCATCCATGTCTGCTTTTAGCTGTGTCATTTTTACCAGCATCTCTGTAACCTTGCACTTGCCGAGGATGCAGCGGCAATAACCGCACAACTCCTCATCGTCCCGGCAGTCTGTAATGTTGGATGCGGTAATACCACTCGACCCACCATTGACTCGCACCTGACAGAGGGTCAGTGTGGTTTTCGTGTCATTGTTACTGAAAGACGGGATAAACGGGGCAACGGCTGGCGTACCTGCAAGCACCTCGATTTGCACGCTCCGCACAGATTCTTGCGTGTCGCATGAGATACCGACGGTGACATAGCGGGGCAGGGAACTATCTGCATACTGCGACAAGTCTAAGATATAACCGTTGTCGTTCTGAAAATAGTGTCCCTGAATCCAAGCTTTGCCGCTTCCAATCCGAAGCTGAAACCCACCTGCTGGTGTAATCGAAAAACACTCGCCGTAAGTGTCCTGAATCCCGTCACAAATGATACTGGATAGATAACTGGTAAAATGTTCTGCTGTATAAACCCGGTCTAAGTTCTTTGCATTGAAAAAACCGTATGAAAAAGCCATACTCATCCCTCCTGAAAAGTAGGTGTCAAACTCCTGCCGTTTTGGTCAAAACTCTCGATCATGCCGATTAGTCGGATGCGATTTTGCGACAAACCAAAACGGGTTTGCTGTACCGTCACCCAGTCGCCGACCTGATAATCCTGCGGATACTGCTCTTGCGGTGCGGTTGCGGTGATGCTGGATTCGCTGATTTCTTCCACTGAGGACAAGTTTTCCCGTCCTCGTTCTTCCAGCATTTTCAAGTATTCGTCCTCTGGGATGGTGACGGATTCTCCTGCATCATTTTGTGTTTCTTCGGACAGGTCACGAGCGTCCACATAGACCTCATACCGTTCCCAGCGTGTCGGCTCTGGGTCGAGGGTGCAAAATGCACGTTTACGAGCCTCACCCTCGCCAGCCCCTAACGTGTAAGCTGCATTTTGCTGTGCAGCTGCGTTTCTGAGATAGTCAAAGGTTAGCAAATTGTGGAACGCATCCGAAAAAATCACATGCGGATAGGTGTCTTGTAAAATGCTGCGGTCAACACCCTCCGACAGGGTAAACACCATTTGATAATTGCGGCTGTTTGGTTTTGTTTCAACGAGGGAGATGTTCGCCGTTCCGCCGACCAATTCACAAATTTTATAAATCCACTCCATCAGGTTTGCATAGCTGATTTGCAAGTGGGTTTCTTGCTTCCAGCAGTCGCCAGTGATTTCGCCGAGCTGCAAGCCCGGAAGAAAACGCTCGTTTTGCTGCAAACAATTTTTCTGAATTGCGGTGTGTATAATCTCACCATAGCTGGTCTGCTCTTTGATTACCATCGTTGGATAGATAATGCGACGAGACAACAAAATCATGAGAAAATGACCGCTTACAGTCAGATAATCGCCGTTTTCCGCATCCGTTTGAATCCGGACAGACTCAATCAATCCATAGTGTTCCGTATCGTCTTTTCTGCCGACTAAGCGACCTGTTTGAAAGACAGCAACGGTTTCCGGCGTAGCAGCAATATACAATTCAAACTGCCCGCATTGAAAATATTCGATGTCCCAAAGGAAACTTGAGAACGCATCGCAGACCGCCTCTAAGGTGATAGATACCGTGTTTTCGGCGGCGGTCATTTGATAAACCTCAATTAGCATAAATTTACACTCCTAAGTACGCATCTGTGTGCTGGATGGTTGCGGTGATGTATTTTGGTGCACTCAACCGATACCGGTTTAACCCCTTGCGGAGCGTGAACCACGTTGAACCAGAGGTCATGCAGTTGATGATGTTGGTTGTTACACCATCTCGCACCAGCGTAACCGACTTTTGCCCTTGTTTGGTATTGATGATGATTTTGTCGCCGGGTAAGATGTCCAATCGCAGCTGGAAATAGGTTGATGTATCGTCATCATACAATGCAACTGCTGTTGTAACGGGATTCGGAACATCCTCGCCAGAGGCGGCTTCTAAGGTAATCAGGATTCCTACTTCTTCGCCAGAATTGAAGATGGACAAAGTTTTGTCTGTGCTGTAAACGCCCAACGGAAACGGTTCATCGCTTTCCGGAAAGGGAAAGTGAAACGCTCCAAATACGGATTGACTGTATGCATAGATGGGCTGCATGCTGTACCAGTAGGGGTCTGGGCAAATGATACTGATTTGCCCGTTGACCAACTCGCTGAAATTGGTCACGGTGCAGCTCTCGACATACCCCTCTGTGTAAACATCAATCCCGACTGTGCGGTAATACACCTTGAGATATTGAGCGGTTTTCACAACCCGATAGAGGGCGTGGCGGTTTAATTCGATGTTGCTGCCGTAGCCTCGCATCTCAAATGACAACACTAAATTTCGCTTCTCGACAAAGGCGTTATTCAGATAGCTGCCGTTCATGCCCGCATAGGAAGATGTGGAAATCGTCCCAGCAGGGGGATACAATCCGTCAATCTTAGAAATCATGTACTTATTTGCGGTGGCAGTCATGTTGATGCGGTCACCAGCTGCATTTTCGATGATAAGCGTAAATCGCATAAAACACCTCACACATTGATTGCGTTTCTCGTTTGCCGGTAGATTTCCAGTCGAGTGAGAGCCTTTGGACTGTTGTTGGTCTGGTTGATGGTGCGGCTGTTGTCGTTGTTGATAACAGTCGTTGTTGCTCCGGCAGAGCCTTGCTCGCTTTTTAAAGCATCCATCTGCAAGTTACCCTGCATAGACACGGAAATCCCATCTGCTACCGCAGCGACTGCTTGCGTTACAATCTTTTTGCTTTTATTGATTCCGTCAGCCAGCCCTTGCATAAAGTCCGGCATCCAGCTTTCATAATCTGTCAGAGGACCTTTATCCGGCACAGAAAAGTGCAGGAAATCCCGAATGATATCGGCAACATTGGTGACACAATCCGCCAGCCAGCCGATAGCACTTTGAATACCATCAATAATGCCCCAGATAATATCGCTGCCCCAGTTCCACGCATCAGAAGCCAGTCCTCTTATCCAGTTAATTGCACCGTTAAGTCCGTTTTCGATGGTTGTTCGGATGTCGCCGATTTTGTCAGAAATTCCGTCGTGTATACCGTCCCAAATATCGGAAATCTTATTTTTAATCTGGCTCATAAGATTGGAGATACTGTCATAGATGTTTTCCCATGCGTTGGATACATTTGTTTTAATTCCATTTACAACAGACGATATTTTATCCGAGATGCTGTCCCAAATGCTGGAAAAAGTGTTTCGGATGCTATCCATAACAGAAGAAATCGTCCCAGAAATAGAACTCCAAATCCGCTCAATGAGGGAACGGATTGCATTGGATACCGCATCAATCTGCGACCGAATAGCCTCCCAAATGTTTGTAAACGTTGTTTGTAGAGCAGTTAAGAGTGGCTCTAAAAAATCTTTTATTCCATTCCAAATGGTTTCGACAAGATTTTTTATAAACTCCAGCTTTTCTTGTACTTTATCGCTGATAGCCGTCCAGATTTCAGAAAAGAAGTCCCGAATACTTTCTAAAATTGGTGTGATAAAATCAACAATGCCATTCCAAATAGCACTAATTTTTTCGGAAATCCAGTCCATAACTCTTCCAACGACAATTTGAATCGCTTCAAAAATCGTTTCGAACAAATACCCGAAAGCGTTAATCAACGGTTCTAATGTTGTATAGATAGTTGTCCACACAGTTGTAATCACTGTATATATCGTATTAAATACAGTGTATACTACTGTATAAATTGCATTAAAAATTGTGCTAAAAAATGTATAAATGCCCTGCCAGATTGTTGTTACAAACGTCTGGATTGCGGTAAAAATGTTGGTTACTGTTGTTTGAATTGTGGTCAGAACGTTGGTAACAGTTGTAGAAATGGAAGTCCAGATGTTGGAGAAGAACGTCTTGATGTTGGTCAGTGTATTGGAGAAGAACGTCTGAATATTTGTCCAAGTGTTTGTGAAAAACGTTTTTACAGATGTCCAGACAGTTTCCCAATCTGTACCAAACCACCCCAGCACCACATCTGCAATGCCTTTCAGGGTATTCATAATGTTGCGGAACGTGTTGACAATAAAGTCCCAAATAGATGTAAAAATCCCTTTGATTCCATTCCAGCACTGCTCCCAATCGCCAGTAAACAGACCAATCAGAACGTCCAGCAATCCCAGAAGAATGCCGGTAAATTCGGAAAAGACATTGGAGATATTCTGAAAAGCACCCTCGAAAATAGGAGCTAACAGATTGCACAGCCCATCCCACGCCGCTTTTACAACCTCACCAAAATCATCAAAATCAAACCCAAGAGCGTTGAGGCGGTCGGTAATACCTTGTGTCAACTCGGTAAATGTGCCTTTGATTTGCTCCCAGATGCTGATAATTTTATTTCTAAAATCCTCGTTTGTTTGCCATAGATGTACAAACGCAGCTGCTAAAAGTGCAATTACTCCAACAGCGGCGGCAAATCCAGCAGTTGATACCTTTAAAGCACCCGTAACAGCGGAAAATCCATTTTTAATGCTGCCAAGGATTTTAGGTATTTTTGCAATTGCTTGCATAAGCGTTCCGACAACAGAGATTACTTTCCCAATTGCAATAAGTAAAGGGGAAATAGCTGCAACCGCTAAAGCGATTTTCACAATTGTTTCCTTTGTTTGTGGGTCTAATTGATTGAGTTTATCGACAATTGTTTGTAACCGAGTAACAAGATTTCGGATTGTTGGCATTAAAATGTCACTAAAACTGATTGCCAGTTCTTCCAGCTGGGATTTCAAAATGGTCAGCTGCCCAGCAAGATTATCCTGCATAGTGGCTGCCATTTTTTCGGTCGTGCCGTTATATCCATCTACCGTATCGGAACAAGTATCTACTGCATTTGTCAGCTTCTCAAAGTCTGCTGGTGATGCGTTGATAATTGCCAACATCCCAGACATCGCTTCTCGACCGAAAAGCGAAGCGGCTGCTTGTGCTTGTTCCGCCTCTGTAAGTCCACCCAGTTTATCACGCATTTGCCCCATCAAATCACGAAGCGAATACATCTTGCCGGAACTATCTGTCAAGGAAATCCCATATTTTTCCATCGCCGAGGATACCGTATCGGTTGGTTTAGCAAGGCTAACAATTGCACCACGCAAAGCAGTACCAGCCTGCGAGGATTTGATACCGGCGTTTGCCATCAGCCCGATAGCAATAGCGGAATCTTCCGCAGAATATCCCAAAGAACCCAACACTGGAGCGGCATACTTGAAAGTTTCGCCCATCATGCTGACGTTAGTGTTGGCATTAGAGCTTGCCGCTGCCAGAATATCCGCAAAGTGTCCGCTATCTTCTGCTTTTAATCCAAATGCAGTAAGAGCGTCCGTGACAATGTCGGATGTTGTTGCCAAATCCTCACCAGATGCAGCAGCAAGATTCATAATGCCTTCAATACCATTAAGCATATCGCTGGTTTTCCAGCCTGCCATAGCCATGTAGCTCATCGCATCGGCAGCTTCACTTGCGGAAAATTTCGTTTTGCTGCCCATCTCACGAGCCTTATCTCGGAGAGCGTCAATTTCCGAACCTGTTGCTCCGGAAATAGATGCAACCTTGCTCATCGCAGAATCAAATTCCGCTCCCGTTTTTACGGCAAGTGTTCCGATAGCGGCAATTCCCGTTGAAACCGGGAGCAACTTTGTACCAACGCCGGAGATTTTATCGCCAACGTCCTGAAATTTTTTTCCAGTTTCGGACAGCTTAACCAACGCCGTTCTGGATTCACCTGCTTGTTGCTCCAGTTTCTTTAGGTCATTTTCTGTTTGCTGGATTTCTCGTTGCAACGCATCATATTGTTCCGGGGAGATTGGATGTCCAAACTCATCATCTACCTGTTTTGCGGCTTCTTTTAAGTCTTTAAGTTTGGTTTCTGTTGATTTTATTTCACTTTGTAAAGCATCGTATTTTTCTTGAGAAATTTTTCCGTCAGCAAGTTGCTTTTCTGCATCCTCTGCTTGCTTTTTCAGTTTCTTTAATTCGGTTGTCGTGGATTCAATTTCACTCTGTATTGCATCATATTTGGTTTTCCACGCCCCGTAATTATCCGCTGTTTTGGCTGCGGCTTCGCTCGCCGTTTTAAGGGCTTGCAACTTGTCTTTGGTATCGGATACAGCAGCTTTTAACAACTTTTGCTTTTGAGTTAGCAACTCTGTGTTGGTAGGGTCAAGCTTTAGCAACCGCTCGACGTCTTTTAATTGACTCTGCGTATTACGGATATTTTTGTTGACACCCTCCAAAGATTTTACCAGATTAGTGGTATCGCCACCAATTTCAACGGTAATGCCTTTGATACGGCTCGCCATATTGCTTTCCCCCTTTTAAAATTTGTCAAAATCTGCTTGTGTGGCTTGATAACGATATGGATAAGCATCGTTCTCTTTTTCTGTAAACAGGTCGTTTACCAATCCGATTGTTAAAAAGTCTAAGTCACTCACTGACAACCCAAGTTGGATGCACCGCAGCAAAAAAAGCGGTGTGGTCATCGGGCGTTCAGTCGGGCGATGTTTTTTTTAGACTGGACTTGTGTTTGCAAGTTTGCGTTCCAAAGTTCCAACAACTCTGGCAAAATTTCATAAATCGAAAACATGGAGAACTGTTCCAACCATTCTTCCGCCGTTGCTGGTACGCCTTTAGGGTCTGCGTGCTTTGCCATCATGTACGCAACATTTTCAAAGGTTTCCAAAATTTCCGGATTTAATCCGGACGCTTCACTGCCCTTTTCTTTTTCCTCGTCAACCGATTTTTGCAAATCAGTAAAATCATGAAACAAATCACGCCGAAATTGCAAGCGATACAACCGGGGAATGGCTGCACTTGCTTTAAATGGTACGGCTATGCCGTCAATGATAATCGTTTTTGACATTCCCATTTTATCATCTCCTTAGCTTGCAAGTTCACTTGTGAAGTCGGGCATGTAAACAGAATCATACCAGCTGTTATAAACCGTTGCATCCGTTTTTTCGCAAGACTTGGATTTAACAAGGTTGTTGTCCAATGCGGTTGCAGACAGCTTAAGGGTTTCTGTTTTGACTTCTTTTGTATCTTCTGTGGTTGCAGATTCTGTTGCAGGACGTGCAACAGAGCAACGATAAAAGATGTGACGGATTTTCTTCTTGTCGCCTTCAAATTCAAAGAACAGTGCAAATTCGGCAACTTCTGCATCGCTCTTTTCTACGAGCACGCCCTTTACATCCAGCTTTTCGCCTAAAATTTCGGTTGCAAAATCGGTCGGAATCAACGCAACTTCCAAATCTCCCTCATAACCGGAGTTATTGTTACACAGGTAGTAAACGCAGTTATCTGCGTAAAATGGCTCTGTTTCGCCGTTTGCGTCAATGCTAAGACTGACAGCACCCGGCAGACGTACAGGTGCAGCGTATGTTGGCATACCTTCTTCATCGTATCCGGTAATTTTTGCCCAGTATACTTTGTTCAAACCAAATTTGACTTTGTTTTTAGTTTCATTTGCCATCGGTTAAACCTCCATTTCATAAAGTACTTCATAGAATTGTTCACTGTCAATCCATTGTTCTGATTTCTGATAAAAAATGTGATGTCGCCGTAAGACGGCTTCCACTTGCCGTTCGGTTTCTGGTTGTTTCCGGTCGGTATATAATTCAATATCCAGCTGCTTAGAACTAAAATACATCTCATTATCGGCAGAAAACGTTCGTTCTCCCGTGGAGAGAAAAACCAGAAACGGCGGTTGAGGGCATTCACCCTCTGCAAAATGATGATAGGCAAACGGCAGTTCCATTTCTTCCATCATTGCAGCGATTTGTTCGTAGGACATTTGACCGCAGGTCATTGCAACGCCTTTCTGATTTCTCGTTCCAGCATTTCAATGCTGTGCTGTTCTGCCGGTTGGATATGCTCATATTTTTTAGATCGCTTGCCGTTTCGCATGATGTGTCCCTTTTCCAGCAGATGTGCAATCTGATACCGGTCTTTCGAATGCACGGTAATATGCAGAGCGTTGCTGCGAACTTCCTGCTGGGAAGCTGTCCAGCTTTTTCGATACGCACCTGTTCTCTTCGGAGCAGTGGTTGCAATTTCATTTTTGGTTGCCGTAGCCGTTTTTTTGACTGCCTTTTTTACGCCGTCAGTCGCCAAGCGAACATATTCCTGTAACCCATGCATGACGGCAATTGCCAGTTCATCAATATCCACCATTTGTTTCGACATCGTTTTCTCCCGCCTTTCTCGCCGTTGCCGTCAATTTCAAGTAATCCTTGCGGATAAAATCCGGTGTTACGCTCGTGATGTCATAGACCACCCCCTGAAACAAAATCCGGTTCGCAGATGTGGACGGCATCCATTGCCGCTGCTGCCGGATATAAAAGTCCAGGGTCTGTACTTCTTTGGTCACGCCAGTGTCTGCATTCTCGACCGAAGATTTCAGCGTGACCCTTGCCCAGCAGGAGAACGCTTCTTCCCATCGGTTGCAGTGGTTGCCGATGGCATCGACTTTTACTCGCTGCTCTAATAGGGTAATCCGCTGGTTCAGCGTGCCGATTTCCATCAGACAACCCCCTCTCGCTGTGCAAACAGCAGCGACCGCAAACTCAGATTCAGCTTGGAAAAATCAGCGGTATTGCGGTTCTCGTAGAGATAGGAAACCGCATAGAGGATTGCTGTGCGTGCGGTGTCCTCGTGTTCGGAAAGCTGTGCTTCGTCCATTCTGCCCACGCTCATGACCTGCTGTTTTGCCGTTGCTAAGAGGGAGAGCAACAACGGGTCTTCCTCCTCAAAGTCGATTCGCAGATACTGTTTGACTTCTTGTAACGTAACCATTAGCCGTTTTTGATGGTCAGCGTCTTAACGGCTTCAGAGAGAATCAACTTGCCGTCTACTCGCTGGGAGGCGAGGAAGCCAACCTGTCCCGTCATGGCAAACAGTTCGTTCAGTCGCTTGAAAGAACGCCCCTGTCGGTCGCCAATCCAGTAATAGCTAAAGTCACCGAACGCCATGCATTTCGCTCCGGCTTTGGCAATCGGGGCATAGCTGGAAGTATAATACGGGCGGTTCAGAATCAAGTCTGGTGTGCCAGCCTGTACAGACGGACTCCAGATATAATTTCCGGTGGTATCTTTCAGCTTCCGCAGAGCCTTCACTGTGGCATCGTTCAGCACCCAGATGCCTTTCTTCCGGTACGGAGATTTCACGGAGTAAAACAGTTCAAAGACATCATCAAAGGTGATGTTTGCCGTGCTGGTGGTTGCTCCGTTTTCTGCACCGCCAGTTGCATTGAAAATCCCTGTCGGCTTGCCCTTGCCGTCGCCTACGAGAAACGCTTCTTCTTCCTTTGCACCGATGCGGCGAGCAAATTCTTTTGTGATGTAGGCAGGCAAGTCAAAAGCGGCATCGTTCAGCAGTTCTTCGGAAATCTTGATGGCAGTGCCGACCTTGTACGCACTCAAGGAAGCCTGTCCAAAGGCATCATCCGAGAGGGTATAGGCGGCTTCTTCATCCATCCACGCTGCTTCTCCCTTGGAGGTGACAACCGGAATTTTGCGGTCGCCGGAGGCGGTCTGAATCACCGTTGCCAGTGTCCGGAAGAGGTTCTCTTCCTGTAAGCCTTCAATCAACTGTCGTTCAAACTCATCTGGAACAAGATAGCCGCCCTCAGAATCCGTTCCGACCTGCAAATCGTTTCGGATGTCGGTGTAATTCCGGTTGCGGATGCTGTTCCAGAAAGCGGTTTTGTAGGCATCAGAAGCCGTTCCGGAAGTCTGCTTCGGCAGGTTTGGAGCGGTTGGGGTCTGTAAGATAGCCTGAGAAGTTGGGCGGTTCAACTCTGCATCCAGCTGTTCTTGCCGTTCCAGCCGCTGGATTTCCTTGCCATAGGCAACAATCTGTTGTTCCATGGCGTCGTAGGTTTTGCTATCCTCTTCGGAGAGCAGACCGCTTGCGGTGCGTTTGGTGTCGAGGAAATCACGGGCGGTGTCCCATGCTTTCGCTCTTTTTTCTCTCAGTTCCTGAATGGTCATGTTCATTCCTCCTTAATCTTTCAAAAGTGCCAGCCGTTTTTCCAGCTGGTCAATGGGAATCCCGATGGGAGCGACTGCGGAAAGTTTGTGCAACAAGGTGTTCTGGGTATGCTTTGCGGAATACTGCACGGGCTGTGGTTCAGTCTGGTTAGATGGAGCAGGGGACTCGGCAAATAAAATCCCGTCCACCAGTCCCAGTTCCAAGGCTTTTTCGGCATTCATCCACGTTTCTTCGCTCATCAGCTGCGAGAGCGTTTCCCGGCTCTGGTGGGACTTCTGCACATAGGCGTTCAGGATGGATTCCTTGACTTCTTCGAGCAGGGTGATGGTCTGTTCCATGTCTGTCTTATTGCCATAGGCGAGGGTCATCGGGTCGTGAATCATCAGCATTCCGGTCGGGGAAATCAAAGTTTCATCGCCTGCCATTGCCACCACAGAAGCCGCAGAAGCGGCGATGCCGTCAATCTTCACGGTGATTTTGCCGTTGTGGTTTCGCAGCATGGTATAAATCTGACTGGCAGCAAACACACAGCCGCCGGGGCTGTTGATCCAGACGGTGACATCGCCCGGATGGGCTTCCAGTTCTGCCCGAAACTGAGCAGGCGTGACATCATCTTCCAGCCACGATTCTTCGGCAATCGCTCCGTTCAGACGGAGTTCTGCCGGTTCGGCGGGTTCCGCTTCGTTTTTGACCCAGTTCCAAAATCGGTTCATGGTGTTTTCCTTTCTGTTGTTTGATAGGCAGCCCCTGCATCTTTCAGCTTCGTAAAGCTGCCGTTGACCAGATACAAGTTTCCGCCTTCTGCTTCTGGGATTTGGTTCATATCTTCCAGTTCTCGGATGTCGTTGGTGGACATCCAGCCATTTTGTCGGGCAGTCGCATAGCCCTGCATACGAGAGGCATAATCGCCACGCAGCAAGCCTTCCACGTTGAACTTGATGCAATACTTGCCCTTTTCGAAATCGCAGAGCAGGTCTTTCTGCAGTCCCTGTTCCCAGCGGACAAGCCACGGGTCGAGGCTGTACTTCACGAAATCCAGTGACAGATGTTCCACGTTGGAGAATGTGGCGTGGTCGAGGTCGCCAATCATATGCAGCGGCACTCTGTACATTCGGGCGATTTCCTCCACCTGAAACTTTCGGGTTTCGAGGAACTGGGCTTCGTTGTTGGGAATGGAAATGGACTGGTATTTCATGCCCTGTTCCAGCACGGCGATTTTGTGGCGGTTGCCGGAGCCGTAGGCTCTCCGCCAAGCATCCCGTACTTTCTCCGGGTCTTTGACGGTGTTCGGGTATTCCAGCACGCCGGAGGGAGTTGCTCCGTTCGCAAAGAACGAAGAGCCGAAGTCCTCGCAGGCAAGCGACAGCCCCAGCGAATTTTTCGCCAAGGCAATCGGAGAATAGCCAATCAGCCCATCAAATCCCAGTCCGGGGATGTGTAGCATGTTCTCTCTCGGCAGTACCAGCTCGCCGAGTTTCTTCAAGTTCGGGTTGGCATTTTCATAGCAGCTGTAGCGGTAAATCAAACGGTTTTTGTCATCCCGGTCAACCGTCATGCGGTCGGGGAGCAGGGGATACAGCCCTACGACTTCGCCCCGTCCATTCCGGATGATTTGGGCGTAAGCGTTGCCATAAATCAGCAGGTGGGACATCAGCGTTTCCCGAAACACAAAGCTGGTCATTTCCGGGTTTGGCTGGTCGTGAAGTAAAAAATAGAGCGGATGGTTGGGTACTCGCTCTTTTCCGGTGTTGGTGGATTGATAGACGTGTAGGGGCAGCTGGGCAACGGTCTCCGACAAGACTCGAATACACGCATAGACGGCTGTCAGCTGGAGGGCTTTCCAGTCGTCTACCTGCCGCCCACTGCTGGAGCGTCCGAAGTGGAACGAATAGGAGCGGCTGTTATATTGGTCTTTGGGCTGCGGCTTGTCCCGACTGCGAAACGGATTTTTAAACGGCATAAACGCTCTCCTTTTTGGTTTGGGTAAATGGCACAATGGTTTCCGGATACACAAGCCTGTATTTCTGTACATTTAGCGACTTGCAATTATTTGAGAAAAGAGGTAATATAACAGTACCGCAAGGGAAACCAAGCAAAAACAAAAAAACGGAGGATGAAAAAAATGGAACGCATAAAAAGAGTGGTTATCACATGGGAAGACGAAAACTGGGAATACGAACTGGAGTTGACCGGAGCAGAGGCAGAACACTTCACCGAATCGGAGGCGGCTGCCTACGCTGCTCAGGATGCCGCCGAAAACGAAACGACCATGAAACGGCTGCTGGACATCGACATCGAAAACGAGGAGCTGGACGACCGGGAGGCAGCCATGGAGGAGGCTGCCTACTGGAACGAATTTTTCTGGGAATGCGAGAGCGGTCGATAAACCGCTCGCAAACCTTTCATTCTGCACCGAGAGCCGAAAGGCTCTTGTGCTGGTGCATGACTCGAAGAATCTGTTGGATTTCCGTTTCTGGAACGCCCAACGCTTGCAATGCCTGTCGGCTGCCGCAGTCGGGACAAATCGGGGTCTTGGAATCTGTCCGGGAAAGGGCAGGGGGTTCTGTGTAAGCGTTCCGGCACAGTGGACAAATCCGCCGGGTCGGTGCTGGCTGTTTGGCATTCATGAAAACACCCCCTTTCACGCCGTTCTGCCAAACCGAAAGGCGGCATCGCCATCCAGGTTTCGGGTCAGAAACATTCTTGCCGTGGCAAACTCCTCACCAACCAGCCCCAGCCGAATCAACCAAGTTCGCATCGCAAATTTCGGGTTTTCGGTTTGTTGTGGTTTTGGGCTGGCAGTTCGCAGCTGTTTCGCCTGTTCGGAAAGGGCGAGGCAAAGCTGAATATAGCTTTTCAGCTGTCCGGCATGGAGTCCGTTTTTTCTGCCGTTGGCAGGTTTGTCGAATTGGAACAAGCGAAATTCAATCGTTCCTTTCGTGAAAAGGGCGTGGTAGTTGGTCATGTGATAGCGGCTGTCGTTGTAGTGGTGTGTTCTGCCGTATTCCGCCCCGTTTGTGGTGTACCAGATATCCGCAAGCTGTGCCATGGTGGTAGGCTTTTTTCGGTTCAGCTGTTCGATGAAATTCGGGTTGACAGTTCGGCAGTAGCGACGCATCCGGTTCTGGTCGAGGTGCAGGGCATCCGCAAGCAACCGCTCGTGGCTTGCCATGATGTTGGCAAGGTTTCGCAGGCTCTGCGGTGTGTGTCCGCTTGCTCCAATGTGAATGTGTACCCCCGCTCCTACGCCTGCGTGGCTGATGGCTCCGGCTTTTCGCAGCCGACGTACCAGTTCTTGCAGCCGTTCGATGTCTGCGTAGGTTAAAATCGGCGTGACCAGTTCGCATTTTTCCGTGTCTATGCCGGAGATGGAGTTGTCCCGTTGAAACTTCCACTCTCTGCCCTGTGCGTCCCATGCCGACCAAGTGCTGTATCCGTTTCGGCTGGCGGTATATTCGCATCGGTCTGTTCCGAAATAGGCGGCGGCAAGTCGGGCTGCTCGTTCTCGGGTGATGTGGTTCATCTCAATCTCCACCCCGATGGTTTGTTGTTTCATCCGTTGGATTTGCTGTTCTGTTTTTGCGTTCATGGTTGTTCCTCCTGCTGTTTTTTGGTAGTGTTATATTACCTCTAAACGGCGGAGATAGCAAGCCGCTAAACGACACAAAGTTTTGTTCGTGTATTTGTGCTTATAGCACAAGCAGTTCTCGTTCATCATAGACGCAGGTCTGCTCTTCCGAGTGGCGAATGGCACGGTCGAGTGCCATAATCGTGGCAACGATGCCATCAATTTTTTCCGTTGATTTTGCCTTGTCGGGTTTGATATTCTGGGCAGGGTCGCTTCGGGTGACGACGTTCCCAGCCATCCACCGAAGAATCGGGTTGCCGCCGTGCTGGATGTTTCCTTCCAGCAACAGCTTGTAAAACTCTTTGCTGGGTGGCGACATATCCCGAAACCCCTGTCCGAATGGAATCACAGTAAATCCCAGCCCCTCAAGGTTCTGTACCATCTGCACCGCTCCCCAACGGTCATATGCAATTTCTTTGATGTGGAATTTCTGCCCCAGAGCATCAATGAACCGTTCGATGTACCCGTAGTGGACAACATTGCCTTCTGTGGTTTGCAGGTATCCCTGTTGTTCCCAGCGGTCATAGGGGACATGGTCACGGGCAACCCGTAGCGGTAAGGTTTCCTCCGGCAGCCAGAAATAGGGCAGCACGATGTAGGGTTCTTCCTCCGACTGCGGCGGAAAGACCAGTACAAAGGCGGTGATGTCCGAAGTAGAAGACAAGTCCAGACCGCCGTAGCATTCCCGACCGAGCAGGGCTTCTTCGTCAATGGGAGCGTTTCCCTTGCAAAAGACCGCATCCGGAATCCAGCTGGTGAGTGAGGAAACCCACAGATTCAGCCGTAACTGTTTGAACTGGTTCTCTTCCTCGGGGTTGCGGAGGGCTTTCTGAAATGCCTCCCGTACCCGTTCGATGGGAATGGTAATCCCCAGCGAGGGATTTGCCCGATACCAGTTCTGTTCGTCCTTCCAGTCTGCCCCATCCGGCAAGCCGTAAATCACGGGGTAAAAGGTCGGGTCATATTTGCGTTCTGCCAGCAAATCTGCCGCCAGTTGATGTTGCTCGTAGCAAATAGAATGCCTGTCCGTGCCTGCCGTGGTGATGGTGACGAAGAGCGGTTGTGTTCGGGCATCGCCAGAGCCGTTCGTCAGAACATCCCAGAGTTTCCGGTTCGGCTGGGCGTGGAGTTCATCGAACACCAACCCCGACACGTTCAGCCCGTGTTTCGTGCCAACTTCCGCAGACAGGACTTGATAGAATCCAGCATTGGCATAGTTCACAATGCGTTTGGTGGATGGAATTTGCTTGCAGCGTTTTTGCAGGGCAGGGCAAAGGGCAATCATCCGGGCAGCAACTTCATACACGATGGACGCTTGCGAGCGGTCAGCAGCAGCCCCATAGACTTCCGCAGCTGGTTCGTTATCCCCGAAGAGCAAATACAGAGCAATGGCTGCGGCGAGTTCCGACTTGCCGTTTTTCTTTGGAATCTCAATGTATGCCATGTGGAATTGTCGGGTGTTGTCGGGTCGCAGGATGCCGAAGAGGTCACGGATGATTTGTTCCTGCCACGGCAGCAGCCAGAAGCGTTTCCCAGCCCATTTGCCCTTGGTGTGCCGGAGATTTTCAATGAAGGTCACGGCTCGGTCTGCAAGGGCGGCATCATAGTGCGAGTCCGGCAGTATGAACGGGGAGGGCTGGTAGTGCTGCAAGGTGGGGTATTCCGGCGGTCGCTGTTCGGTCATTCTGTACCGCCTCCCGTCAATAGGCGTTCCATGTCATCTTGCGGAGCAGATTCCCCAGAGCAGGCGATGATGCGGCTGCGTGCGGAGGGGGTCAATCCGAACTGTGCGGCGATGTTCATCATCTGTTTCAAGTTGCTCTGGGCAATGGAAACTTGCGGCACTTGCTGCCAGTAGCCGTTCGGCGTTTTCACAAGGCTGCCGTGCTGAGTCAGAAAGGTTTCTGCCTCTTTCCAGCGAGCATAGGCTTGACAGTATCCGGCAAACGCTGCCCGGTCGAGTTCGGTTAAAATGCCCAGCTGCTCCATGCCTTTGCTGAGTCGCCGCCATTCTCGTTTTGCCTCTTTCTCCAGCCATGCCGGGCAGGAGGGGGCTTTCTGGGGCGGCTTTGGCTCGCTGGGGTTCAGGGAGCGTTTGCCGGGGTTGCCCTCTAATTCCTTGAGGGCTGTCGGTTTGGGTTTACGTCCTCTTGCTGCCATGTCATCACCTCCTTTCTGGTGAATTGCAACTTCTGCCCCAGTGGGGTAGAAGTGGGGGCGTGGTTAGCGTCCTGCTTGCCGTAGAGCCTCAGCAAGAGAAAGCGTTGTGCCGTTTCGCTCCACGGTGCAGGCAGTTTCCGGGTATTTCGTGTGAAACCGCTGGACAATGACGTCCATAAACTTCGGGTCGAGTTCGATGCCCCGGCAGATGCGTCCGGTCTCCGCACAAGCCATCAACGTCGAGCCGCTTCCGAGGAAGGGGTCGAGTACTACATCGCCCCGTTTCGTGGAATTTTGGATCGGTTTGCTCAGTAAACCGATGGGCTTCATGGTTGGGTGTTCTTTGCTGCTGGAGGGGCGGTCATATTCCCAAACGGTAGTTTGTTTCCGGTCGGAATACCATTGGTGCGTGCCGTCTTTTCGCCAGCCATACAGGCAAGGCTCGTGTTGCCATTGGTAGGGGCTTCTGCCCAGCACCAGCCGGTCTTTTACCCAGATACAGCAGCCGGACAGGTAGAACCCAGCATCCTCGAACGCCTGCCGGAAATACAATCCTTTGGTGTCGGAATGAAAGACATAAATCGAGCCGTTCTTTGCAAGTCGTTGGAACATCTCCTGAAAAGCAGCGAGCAGGAATGCAGAAAATTCCGAGTCGGGCATATGGTCATTCTGAATGCTGCCGGCGGTTTCCGTGACGTTGACGTTATACGGGGGGTCAGTCAGAATCAGGTCTGCGGAGGTGTCTGGGAGCAGGGCGGCATAGGGTGCTTGCGTGGTGGCATCGCCGCAGAAGACCTGATGCACACCGAGATGCCAGAGGTCGCCGAAACGAGAACAGCATGGCTGCTGTAACTCTGCATCGGGGTTGTATTGGTCTTCCTGTGCGGTCTGCGGAAAGACTTTTTGGAAGAGCTGTTCGATTTCCGGCGGTTCAAATCCCGTCACGGCGGTGTCGATGTCCGAGAATTGAATGTCCTGCAACAGCTCTGCCAGCATCCGTTCATCCCACTGCCCGGTGATTTTGTTGAGGGCAAGGTTCAGGGCTTTTTCCTGGGTCTTGTCCAGCTGAACGACCACGCAGGGGGCATCTGTCCAGCCCAAATCCTGCATGACCGTCAGCCGCTGATGTCCACCAATGACGGTGCGGTCAGCGTTGACGATGATGGGGTCGACATAGCCGAACGTCTGGAGGGACTGTTGGATTTGCTGATAAGTTTTGTCCCCTTTTTTCAGCTTTTTGCGAGGGTTATAAGTGGCAGGGGACAGGGTAGGGAATCGGGTACAAATGCGATTGCACCGGGGAAATGGGTCAGGATTGGAGCAGGTTGCTGCTTGCAGAAAGGAGGATTTCCCAGAAAAACAGGACGTATCCGAAAAAAAGAATCAAAGAGAACGGAATCGAGGGCAAAAAATATTCCAAAACACCCGATGCAATCGCATTCACACCCAATCGGGTAGCCAGTGGGAGGGTTTCCCAGTGTAAGGTTGGTGTTTGCATGATTTACGTTCCTTTCTGTTTGTGGTAGCGGTCTTGCAGGTAGCAAGCACGGCTGCAATAGATGCGGTGTCGGTTGCCATAGGCAGTAAACGGCTGTCCACAGGTACGGCAGCGATAGGCGTACAGGGCGGATGGTCGGGGCTTCGCAAATTCCGGATGGACTTTCCACCAGTTCCGGCGGCAGCGTTCCGAACAGAAGCTGCGAGGTCGTCCCATGTGGTCGGTGATTTTCGTGCCACACTGGGGGCAGAATTTCTTTGCCATTTCGGGGAAGTCATCGAATTGCATGATTTGGCGAAACTCCTTTGCAAGATTTGGGGGCGGATAGGACAAACGAACCCGAAACGCTGCCGCAAATCGGGCGATTTTTCCAGAATCCCCCCTTGTGAAATTTGCGAAAATCCTTACTGTAGGGAAGCATCGGTCTCCTGGGGTTCAGCAAAAGGGATGTCGAGTCCCCCTGCCCGTGTCAGGGCTGAGAGCCGTAGCCGTAGGAGACGAAGCGGTCTTCCGTCCAGGTCTTGCGGTCATGGCAGGGCTTACAGAGAGCCTGCCAGTTGGATTCGTCCCAGAACAGTTTCTGGTCGCCACGATGGGGGATGATGTGGTCGACTACCGTTGCAGGGGTCAGCCTGCCCTGCTGGCGGCAGCGAACGCAGAACGGGTGGTGCAGCAAGAAGGATTTGCTTGCCGTCTGCCAGCGTTTTGTGTAGCCTCTGCGGTGAGCAGAGGGGCGTTGCGTGTCGGGCTTGTGCTGGGGCTGATGCAGCGTACAGTACATCCCCTCGGTCAGGTTGGGACAGCCGGGATGGTGGCACGGTTTCCGGGGTCTGTAGGGCATGGAAACGCCTCCTTTCATTTGGGTATAACATCATCATAGCAAATCAAACCGGAAAAAACAATGGCTTTTACTGGCTTATTTCGCCGTATCTAAGATTTTTTGTGCAGCCTGTAAGGCTCTGCCGTGCATCCGATAGACCCATCGCACGTGCATGGACATCGCCTCGGCAATCTCCTCCCACTTGCTGCCGGAGAGATACCGCAGCTCCAACAGCGTGCGGTATTCTGGAACGGGCAGGGAATCAATCAGGGCTTGGAGTTGGCGTTGCAGGGCGGCGTATGCCTGTACCTCAGCGGTGATGTCTGCGGCTAAGTCCGAGAGAAGCTTGCTGGCTTCTGGCAGGGCAGCGAGCGGCTCTTGCAGGGTACGTATCGCTTGCAGCTGTTTGGTCTTGGCTTGGATTTGCATGGGCAGGGAACGGGCTTGTGCGAAGTAGGCTTTTGCATTCATGGGCGACCTCCAATTTCTGCTTTGACTGCCTGCATCAAAGCGGTCTGGGTTTGTTCTTTCTGGGTCAGGGCTTTCAGGATACGTTCGTCAATCGTACCCTTGGTGATGAGATGTTGAATGACAACCGTTTCGGACTGCTGCCCCTGCCGCCACAGTCTGGCGTTGGTCTGCTGGTAGAGTTCCAGACTCCATGTCAGTCCAAACCAAATCAGGTGAGAACCGCCTGCCTGCAAATTCAAACCGTGTCCGGCAGCGGCTGGGTGCAGCAGACCAACTTGCAGCTTTCCGGCATTCCAGTTCCGGATACTGTCGGAGGACTGGATTTCCTGATAGGAAACATTCAGCTTTCGCAGTCGCTCTTGAATCCGCTCCAAATCATGCTTGAACCAATACGCCGCCAGAACGGGTTTTCCGTTGGCTGCCTCTATCAGGTCTTCCAGTGCATCCAGCTTTCGATCGTGAATGGGAAGCACGACCCCAGTGTCATCATAAATCGCTCCGTTTGCCAATTGGGAAAGCTTATTGGATAGACTTGCAGCATTAGCAGCGGTAATCTCGCCATCCGGCAAGTCTAACACCAATTCCTGTTTCAATTGCTGATATCGTTCTCTTTCTTGCTTAGAAAGACGAACTGGAACTTCTGTCAACAAAAGTTCTGGCATTTGCAAATAATCAATCGCTTTCATGGAAATGGTGATGTCTGAAATTTTATCATAGATTTGTTTCTCTGCCTGCGGCAATGGCTTGTAAGAATAAACCACCATCCCATTTCGTTTATCCGGCTGAAAATAGGTTGTTCGATATTGTCCAATAAATCTTCCAAGTCGCTGTCCCATATCCAGCAAACGAAACTCTGCCCATAAATCCATCAAACCATTACTGGACGGTGTTCCCGTTAAGCCGACAATGCGTTTCACCTTTGGTCGAACTTTCATCAGTGCCTTGAATCGTTTCGTCTGATGGTTCTTAAAACCGGATAACTCATCAATCACCAACATATCGAAATCAAACGGAATACCGCTTTCCTCTACCAGCCAACTGATATTCTCACGATTCAAAATGCAAATATCCGTCTTTGCATGCAGGGCTTGTCTGCGTTCTGCGGATGTCCCAACGGCTACCCGGTATTTCAGATGCTTCAAATGTTCCCACTTTTCAATTTCTGCTGACCAAGTATCCCGTGCCACACGAAGGGGTGCAATCACTAAAACACGGCGGATTTCAAAACGGTCAAACAACAACTCGTTGATTGCTGTCAATGTTGTGACCGTCTTCCCTAACCCCATATCCAGAAGAAGTGCTGCCACAGGATGCTCCGTCAAAAACTGAATTGCATACTGCTGATAGTCGTGCGGAATGAACTTCACAGTGTTTCACCTCCGACTTCATCCAAAATGGGGCAGATTTGTTCCAGACTATCCAGACAATACACGGAAAAGCCAACACGCTCAAGCTGTTGTTTTCTCCGGATTTGTAAGGCTCGCAGCTTCTTACCGGGAGCCTTTACTTCTACAAACGCAATTTTTCCACCTGGCATCAATACGATTCGATCCGGCACGCCATCCGTTCCCGGGCTTGTAAATTTCCAGCAAAGCCCTCCTCTGGACTGCACCTTTTGCACGAATCGGCTTTCAATCATTTTTTCACGCATTTTAGCCCTCTTTTCAAGTTTTTTCTTTTCCGGGGTGCTGGTCGATTAAGGTCAATATATAAAACCCCTTTTAGGCTGAAAATTTGGTAAAAATTACCTATAGTAAAAGTTTACGAAATGACCTCCTCCGACTTGCACCCCTGCCCATCATTCTAAAAATTCTGACTTGATTTTTAAGCCATAAACGATGACACCTTTCTTGGTTCTCTTTCGTTCAAACCCTGCATTTTCCAAACCGGCATAGAAGTCTGTCGTGCTTCTGGTATACTCTCCGTTTTTGGAACAATATGCCCGATACGCCTGATACAATTCACCTGATTTTTGCTGGTTCGTTTCCTGCACTTCACAGCAATCTTCCAAAAATGCCGACATCCAGTCATTGCTTTCCCGATAGGCGTGAATCGCTCTTTTGACACAGGACGGAACTTCCAGTTGAAATTGTCGGTCAATCACTTGCTTTGCTCCCTCCATCACCCAAGACAGAATTGCTCCACCGGCGTGTTCGACCAGATAATCTGCAAAGTTTTTGATGTCCGATTTCCCCTCCAGCTTTGCCAGAAACGGGATCACAATCAATCTCCGCCACGTTCCGTCATCATTCGCTCCAACCCGTGGAAGATGGTTCGTATACAACACCAGCGTATGAGCAGGCGTATAGCGAAACGGGTCTTTGTATTTCTTCTCCGCTTGGATTTCATCCGTGGAACAAAGCTGCTTGATGACCGCCGTATTCAACCGCATTCCTTCTTCCAGTTCTGCTGCAATCACCAGTCGTTTGCCTTTGAGTTCTGCCATTTCTGGCTTTACATTTCGCTTGCAGCCGACCGTCAACGCATCTGCGGACATTGTTCCGCTGTAACTGCCCAGCACCCGTGAAATGGCATTCCAGAAGGTGGACTTGCCGTTGCTGCCTTCGCCATAGGCAATCATCAATGCCTCTTGATACACTTTTCCAATCGCACAAAGCCCGCAGATTTGCTGCACATAATCTATTAAACTTTGGTCGTCGCAGAAAAAGCAATGCAAGGCATCTTTCCAAATTTCTTCCCCCACGTTGTCCGGCGAAACAGCCGTCATTTTTGTGAGGTAATCTTCGGGGCGGTGTGGTCTTCCACCATTCACGCCTTTCTGCAAGTCATAGGTTGCTGTCGGGGTGTTTAGCAAGAACGCCTGACTGTCAAAATCTGCAATGTCTTTCAGCAGCATCGGTTTGGCTGCTTGTAATGTCGCAGAAATGTACTTCATATCTCTGCGTTTCATGACGAAAGCCCGGTAAGTCAGAGCAGAGCGATATTCGATATACGCTTTTCTGCTGGTATCATCCACCGCTTTTTCCAGCACCTTTCCGCCCTTGGAGATTGTTTCGGCATCTACTCCGCTGTCCAGCAGCATCTTGTGTGTGATTTCCAGCGTTTTTTCTGCTTCTTCCAGCTGCTTATCCAGAAACGCTTCGCATCTGCCGACCGCCAGCTGTTTGGATTCGACCCAGTGATTTTTCTGATAGCATAAGTATTCCGTTGCATCGGTGTAGGCAAGTTCTTCTTGCACCTGTCCTGCAAAAATCTTTGCTTGTCCGAGGTCGGAGTAGTCCTCTGGGCGGAACTGGAACAGCTGCCCGTAATGCTCCGGTGCGATATAGCCTTTCTGCTTTGCGATTTGCGTTCCGAATCGCTCCGCACTCTTCCAAATCTGCTGTAATTCGGTGTCGCTGAGCGGGGGATTGCAGGTTTCTGCCGTTTTTAGAAATCGTTGATAGGCTTCTTCTGTTGCTCCGTATCGCTTAACCAATTTTCCGGCAATCCGGCTCATGGTGCTGTTTCTGGAGCCTTCTGGAATCCCGTCCATCTGAGCATCCCATTCGGCAAAAGCATCTTTTTCAAAAAATTCAGCAAGTGTCAAATTTCCCTGATACCATTCCACTTTTGGATGTTCTACGCCAAAAAAGAAATGTGCCTCATCCAGTGCCTTTTCATCGAAATAGGGGAACTGTTCCAGAACCTGCTTTTTCAGATTCTGCCGCTCTGTTACGGACATTCCTTTTTCTGCTGCAAAATAAACGTGAAACTTTGGACGAGGGGCTTTTGTTCCCTTTGGCTTCATGTGGTTTCGGCTGTAAACAGCAGCAAAAGCAACTTCTGGAAAGGTCAAAGCCAGTTCCAAAGGGGTTACCCAATCTTCCGAATTTTCAGAGTGGCTATTGTCGCAGTCAAACATCAGGCAATCGCTTTCTATGAAGTTTGCATTGCTTCTTTTGTAGCCCGAAAATTTCGCAGAAACATGGTCAGATTGGACAGCCGATTTTAAGATGTCTTCGTTTGTTACGTCTACACAATAGGGATATAGAATATTCTTTTCATTGCCGGTACAGCTTGCTGTATAGAGCGTAAATTTCATTCTATTTCCTCCAATTCCTCTGTGAAATATCGAATGGTTATCTGCCGCTGTTTTGCCCACTGGATTTCCTGCTGCATGCCCTCTGACCGCACAGAGCCAAACACCCACAGTTGGGAACACTTCTCCAGCAACACCTGATTCAGGGACATTGCAGTCTGGCGGTCTTCCGCTAAGCGGTCATCCAGAAATTGCGGAAACAGCAAGTGTGGTGTGATGGGTACACAGTGAGCCTCTACCGCAAAGCGGCTGTATTTCCGTGCGTTTTCAATGTTGGTGTTCATGCAGCCTTGGGAATAGGGAGAACAAATGTATACCAGCGGTCGGCTGGCAGATTCGTTCTTCCGGCTGCAAGTTTCCCGTTCGATTCGGGACAGAGCCGCATAGGTGGCAAGGTTGCTGTAATCATATTGGTTCATATTTTTCCCCCTCAATCTTTCTTGTAAAACTGGCACGCATACCCATCCGCCCGAAGCAACAGTCCCTTTGCCCAGTATGGCGTTCTCGCCATCTCCTGGCAGATTTCCTCCAGCTTTGTATCTTTCGGGCATTCGATAATCATTTCATCGTGAATATGACCGACAATGAAGTATTGTGATAGCGTCTGCATGGAATAGAAGAGCAGATCTCGTGCGGTTGCCTGAACAATGTTTTCGACCAGCTTGCCGGAGTAGGTTTCCAGCCGCTCCCACTTGCGGTTTGTGCCGATGCCCTCATAGGTGATAGAATCGCCGCCGAAGCGGTTCGGCTCGATGCGGGGCTTGACATATGCCAGCCGCCGCCCAGACAGCAGCCGGATGAACAGAATGCCAGCTTCGTAGGAGAACCGAAAGCCGTGCGTTTCCGTGGGGAGTTGCTCTCGCACCGCCGTCAACGCTGCCCGTTCCACATCCCACCACAACTGCACAATGTGTGGCGAGGCAGTTCTCCAGTCGGTGACCAGCTGTTTCAACTCTGCGTCGGACATCTCCGCACCACCCATTTGCTTCATCGCTCCGACCGAGCCGCCGTAGCCACACGCCAATTCTGCGACCTTACCTTTCTGCCGAAGGTGTCCGTTGATGCCATGCTTGACTACTGGCACGCCGAAAATCTTAGAAGCCGAGGCACAGTAGATGTCTTTGCCCTCTGCGAACGCCTGCATCCGCCACGTTTCGCCGGCAAGCCATGCAATGACACGTGCCTCAATGGCAGAGAAATCGGCAACAAGGAACTGATAGCCGGGCTTTGGCACGAACGCCGTCCGAATCAGTTGTGACAGCGTGTCCGGAACGTCTTCATACAGCAGTTCCACGGCTTCCAGGTTGCCGGACTTCACGAGTTCCCGAGCCGCTTCCAGGTCGGGGAGATGGTTCTGTGGTAGGTTTTGCAGCTGAATGATACGACCAGCCTCTCGACCTGTTCGATTTGCACCATAGAACTGAAACATGCCTCTTGCACGACCATCCGAGCAGACGGCGTTTTGCATTGCTTGATACTTTTTGACCGAGGCTTTCGACAGCTGCAACCGCAGTTCCAGCACCGACCGCACGGGTTCTTCTGCCGTTTTGATGCGTTCCTGCACCTGTGCTTTTCCGAGGGAATCGGACGAGTAGCCCTGCGTTTCGAGCCAGCCGAGCAGTTGGTAGACCGAGTTGGGGTTTTCCAAGTGGGTCAGGGCTTTCATCCGCTGCAACAGCTTGTCTTTCGTCAGAGCATCCATGCGGATTGCCTGTTGCACCAGCTGCAAATCCACCTGAATACCCCGGTCGTTGACGGTCTGGTCAAGGGCGTATTCCTGCCAGACAAATTCCGGCACGGGGAAGCGTGACAGTCGCCGTTCAATGGCTTGTTCGGTTTCCACATCCCGTTGGTTGTATGCCCGAAAGACGTTCCATTTCTCCGGAGCATCGGTCGGAACATGAAACACCGGAATGCCGTTCACCGTGTCGTATGGTACGCAGAAATAGCGAATCAGAGCTTTGCCCTCGGACATTTTTTGTTGCTGTAACTGTAGCACTGCCCCCACGCCGGCAAGGCTCAGCGGCAAGCCCAGATAGGCAGCCGCCACCATCGTGCATCGCCATGCGTTCGGGCTGAGATAGTTGCCGCAGGCATCCTCCGGTGAGCCGTAGGAGACGAACCGTTCCGGGTAGTTTCGCCGCAGCCAGACCGACAGGCAGACCCGTTCAAAGCTGGCGTTGAAGGCGTGCTTCTGAATGCGGTCATCCGTCAGAGCGTTCAAGATTTCTTCCGGCAGCTGTTCACCGCAGGCAAGGTCAACCACTTGCACCGGGGTATCGTCCACGGAGTACGCAAAAAGCAGAATATCAAAATATGGGGAATCTGCATAACGATACACACCTGATTTGGCAATGTCGATGTCGCTTTTGGTTTCTAAGTCCATCATCAATTTTTTCATGTTACACCTATTTTTTCCCACCCAAACCCAGCCCATGACAAGGGTGGGTTAGTCTAAGAAATCGTCGTCCGCAGCGGTTGCGAAGTCGTCCTCTGCACGGCTGTGACCGCCCAGCGGTTCGCCATCCCGAATCTTCTGGACGTTCTGCAAACCGCAGGCAATGCCCCGAGAGGTCTTTGTAGCGAACGCATAGAACGTGATGCTGGCTCTGCCGTAGACACCGCTGTAAATCTCGCTGTGATCTAAAATCTGCTGGCAGGCAGCGTCCA